TTTCTTAACATCTTTCCATATGAATCCAGCACCAATACATTGACTCCCACCACAAACGTATATTTTTTTTATGTCTCTCATAAACAACTTTTTAAAATCTCCCTACAAAGTTCTTCGGGTATTTTACTTCTTTCGTATGCATTTGCTCGACCTTGTGTTCCTGTTCTACTACCTCTTGGTGCCGCAACATGACAAGGATCTCCATTCTTACACATAGGTTTTGGAACCCATACATCGCTGTTGGTCCATATGTCAGTTGGTTTCATTCGTTCATCTCCGTACTGACAATATGTAACAGAATTCTTTTTCAATCCTTTAACGACATCTAATTTACGAAGAACTCCACGTGGGTTTTCCATAAACCAATATGTTGGTTGAAAGTGATTGATGATTTCCAACGTCTTCCTAACTAACTCAATACCTAATTTTGCGGTTTCTGTTTTAGGTATGTAGGCACCTTTGCCACCAGCCCAATGATGACCAATCGCCGCAACACTGAAACCGGTACACGGTGGTGATGCCCAAATTACATCGGGTTGAAAGGGAACTTTATTCACATCAAAATCTAATATACTAATTGGATAATGAATACCTTCAAATTCAATTAAATCGGATGAGAACACTTCCATTCCTAATTCCTCAGCAATCTTTCCTACTGAACGGCTACCGGCAAATAATTCTAACACTTTCATTAACGTAAGTGTTTAAATTTGTTTGCAAGATTATTAATGAAATTTTCCTCTTCTAATGATAATAAGTCTCTACACTTTGCAAGACGTTCTAGGTTCTCCCAAAATATTTGGTCATTGACATTAGGTCGACAAACACCATGGTTTTTACTTGTTGTTTCTTCCGAAGGTTGGATGTATCCATCTTCTTCTAAGATTTCAACTAACCTTTTCAATTCTGTGTTGCTACAAGATTCGACAAACTCACTTGGGTCGATGTCTATTTCAGTTGTAAATTCTGGCATAATATTTTGTTTTATTGTTTAATAAAAATATACAAAATAAAATTGAGAATAAAAAATTACAAAGAAAAAGATTCTCCACATCCACAGGTGCGGGATGCATTAGGATTAACGAACTGAAACCCCTTTCCGTTTAGACCACCACTATATTCCAATTCGGTTCCATACAAATATAATAGAGATTTGTTATCAACTAATATTTTTACACCTTTATCTTCAGCAAGAGTATCTGATGATTGTTTTTCTGTGTCGAATGAAAGGTCATAAGATAACCCACTACACCCACCACCTTTAACCGCCACTCTAACATATGGCGTTGCAAATCCACTTTCTTCGATTAGTGAATTTAACTTTACCGCTGCCGTTTCTGATACTGTTACCATTAGATATGATTTTCTTCAAAGATTAATTCTTCTAATCCTTGTTTTTGTTTATAATCGTTTATTGCGGATTTAATGGCGTCTTCAGCCAATACCGAGCAATGTATCTTAACTGGTGGTAATGATAGTTCTTCTACCAAATCCATGTTATCAATTGTTAAAGCATCGTCGATACTCTTTCCTTTTAACCATTCTGTGGCAATGGACGATGATGCTATTGCTGAACCACATCCAAAAGTTTTAAATTTAGCATCAACAATGATATTGTCAACTACTTCAATTTGTAGTCTCATGACATCGCCACATTCAGGTGCTCCCACTAATCCCGTACCTACATTAGATTTACTTTTATCCAAAGTACCTACATTTCGTGGGTTATTGAAATGATCTATTACCTTATTTCCGTATGCCATAATATTTGTTTATATGATAAATATCAGTTAATTAGTTCATCCGTAATAATATTATGGTCATTTAAGATTTCGTGTATCTTTTCATACACCAATTCTAAAGCATCATATTTGTCAATTTCTTTACCCTCCATTGACCATTCTAAACCTTTTTTAGTGTTATGTACAATGTCCCATAAAGCCATTGCCATATCTAAAGATTTAACCGCTCTTAGATGTGCCATAACATCATCCGGATCACTCAAATCGTATTCTAACGTTGCTTTCGCCATAAGTCACTTAGTTTTTTAGTTGGTCGTTTAGTTTTTAATTTCCCATCTTGGGTTTCTTCCATTAAAGGTGCTCTCCAAATTTCATAAGTAATCCACAAGAATATTGTAATAAATAATGCTCCTAATATTTTCATGTGCGTATTTTTATTTTGTGAAATATTGTGTTTTCCAAAACTGCCACCATTTCTTTTTTTGAACTGGTTTACATTCTGAAAATGGATTATTTCCAAATGAAACTGAATTTGAGTATTTTGATGTCAACACATTTAAAAACACTTCGTGGTATTTTTTTGGTATCTCGTCAAAATCCGCACTAATGTTAACATTCAAATACTTTGGTCCATCCTCAGTATAAACTATAAATTGTTCATTCATACTAATAATAGTGCTGGCCTTTATGTTTAAGTATTTTGTTCCACCTAAATTTAGATCACCACTAATATGTTTTTTAAATTCTTCATCTGACATATTTTATTCTGTTTCGTGATTTATAAAATTTTCATACTCCAATTGAAGTTCGGGATGTTTTTCGAAGAAATAATCTCTTGTCAATTCATGTCTCCCCAATTCAACCTTAATGATAAATAATTCATCATGTAAACTATCTGATACGTGAGTTAAAGTGTCAATTTTGTTTTTTTGTTCCTTTACAGTTATGATACTATTATTCCACATTACCGTTAACCATAATGATGTTAAAATTGATATTACAAAAGCGGTTTTTAATCTGGTTTCGGTTGTCATTAGACTAAATTTTTAATGTCCAATAATGTCTTTTCAACATCTTGTTCTGATAAATAACCAAGAACATCATCGGTAATTGGTGTGTCGTATGTGATTCCACCGTCTTTACCAAAGACAGCTAATTCATATAATCCCTTTGAACCACCATAAGTATGTGGTCCTTGTACAATACTCGCACCATATCCATTTGAGAATTGAACTATACACTGTTGTCCCATTCCTGCTGGATGTGATTGAAAGTTCAGTTCTTCGAACACTACTGTGTTGAGATTATTTGTTGGTCTTTCTGTTGTTTTCATGTTAAAATATTTCTTCAGCAATACCTAAGACTTCTGCCAGTCCGAACAGTGTTGCCGCAATTTTTACATCACCTTGAAAAAGAAAAAAACAGGCACCAAATCTGATGCCTGATTTTACAATACTTATCCAAAAATGACTATTTGATTTTGATTCTTTAGGTTCCATAATCTAATATAGTTATTTTTTTTGAGATTTCAAAACTTTTTGTGATTCAATATAATTGTCAATGAAGTTGATTCGTTGACCAATCCAATACATTACATTAACGGTCATTGAATTACCAATTGCACCTTTAATGCTTGAATATGATGGTTTCTTACCATCAACTTCAAAGTCTAAATAACCATCAGGAAATCCTTGAAGTCTTTCAAGTTCTCTTTCAGTAAAGACACGAATCGATTCATTGTCAACCCAATAGTTTGATGTTGATACTTTACCAAACCCATCGACTAATGTCCGTGCATATGACTTAGTTACTGTACCTGCGAGTTTAATGTGTCCAAGAATATTTTGGGTGTACTCATCCCTCTTGATTTTATTCTTTTCTTTAACGCTTTCAAAACATCCTTCTTCAAATAATACTGAGAATGGGACTTTCCAATTTTTTCCACGATATCCGACAATGATGATTCTTTTGCGTCGTTGGGGAACTCCGAAGTATTGGCTGTCGAAAACCCGATAAGCGATTGAGTACTCTTCTCCTTGGACGATTCCTTGTTTGTCAAGGTCTTGGACTTGGAAGTTAGTACCTGTGAAAGAGGAGATGATTTCACACAACGCTCTTCTGTGTTTTTTCTTAAAAACGCCTTCGACATTTTCCCAAACGAACCATCTTGGTCGTTTGTCTTTAAGAACTTCTCCATACTTAAGGGAGAGTTGACCACGGATATCATCCATTCCTTTGTTGAGTCCTGCATCGGAAAAAGATTGACAAGGCGTTCCTCCGACCAATACGTCGCAGTTGAGGTTTTTGTAGGTTTCA